GGCGTAGTTGACCACTGATTGCTTGGTGAACGTAGCGGCAAGGAAGGCGTAGGTCACGGTTGTTGCTGTTGCGACCGTGACTGCTGTGGTCACTGCTGCTGCTACTACTGCCGGTGGCATTAGTCAGACCCTCCACGCTCGTTTCATCGCTTCGCGCGGCAAAAAAACTAGACCGTCTTTGCCCATCGCCGCCACTTTGTCGCCGACGACTAATGATAAAGCATCACCCTCTGGCGTGTCTATCAGCCCGACATCACCTCGACCAGCTTGATCGACATCGATTTCAGGCAAACGATCCGCAACACTATCCGCCAAACTGCCGCGTCCTAGTTTAGTCAATGCCCTTATCGATCCCTTCGCGGTTTCATAAATTCCTAAATAATCCTCGAAACGGGATTTTCCGCAGATTGCTTTTTCAGCATATAAACAAAACAAAGCACAATCGCTGCGCCCCCAAATAAACGGCTTTTTGCGCCATTCTTCGATGTGTCTATCTAGCCGGTCCGGCCAATCTGCTAGGCGCTCCATTCAAATTTAGCCTCTTGAAGCGAATTGATAAAATCGAGGCCGGTGTCATCCGCATCGATTAGCTTCTGATCCTCTGACGTGTACCGCCTTATTCGTGGCCGTTCTAGATCAATCAAGCGGCTCTCGGCTGTAAGCGATATTGTGCATGTGTCGCCATTCTCTTGCAGCGTCATCACATCCATTCGACCGCTAAAGACCTCATAACTCGCCACCGTGCCGCTAGTGATCGTGCCCACATAGATCGCACAATTACGGTTCTGATAATTTTCAGTGAGCGCTATCGAAAGCAACGACGACGGGACGCCAGACAAAACCATGTTGATGCCCTTTGCGGAAATCTCTGCGTTTTCCTCGATAGCGGAGATCGACATCAGATCGCCGCTGCCGGTATATGTTTGGCTATTGACCGTTAAATCGCCGTAACCATTCCAGAGCCTTGTCGTTCCGCTATCGAACTCCAATTCGACCGCAACGAATGCGGTTAGGGACGCATCCGAAAATCCAGATGGCACGCTCGATCTGGTCATAATGCTTCGACCGCTGAAAAGGTGATTGAATAAAAACCATTGTTGGCGATTGTCCAGCTTGCATCATTTTGAGCGAGCCTGAAAAGACCTTTGGCATTGCTGACGACGACCGTCGCATCATCTGCCGGGCTGGACCGCAGATCGGGCCAAAGATTAAGCGTTGCTTCGCCGCTGCTATTGCTGTTCACGTCTTCCAGCACTTTATAGAGGCGTGATGATGAGCCGGTGCCAAGCTGGATGTAATCGCCAGCCTTCAGATAGCCCGTGGCTGAAGCTGGCAGGCCGTCGATATTCAAATCGCTGCCGGTTTGCGATGCGCCATTGACCAGCGGCGTCCCCGGTGTGCTACTAGCCGATCCGCGCGGCGTTGCCGCGTTAGGATCGCCGACAAGAAACGTGCCAAATTGACCACGCAAGCGGAGCAAAAAGCTGTTCCAATATTCAGCGTCAGAGCGTTTGACGGGCGGAATATCTATAGCAGCGGACCATCTAGCGCCTGCATGTCTGACCACCTGTTGTGCGCGCGTGAAGGGACTTTCTGTGACGGATACGGTATCGCTGGCGACAAGCTGCACCTGCGCGATCCCGGTCTGTGTAGGGAATGTCAGCGGATAACTCTCAGCCATTTTATTACCCCCCGAATGCCGTGGCGAAACTGCCACCGCGTCTGCGCGTATCTAAAACGGCGGCTTTAGTTGCGTTTTGGATTTGTGGCAGCATGTTCAGAACCTCGGCGCGCACTGTGTCACTGACACCAGTAGACAGATTTATGGTCTGGTTTACCGTGACGCCTGCGCCGCCCATCTGCCCATTCGGGACGATCCCGCCGTTCCTGCCGGGGACAAATAGCTCGGGACCGCGCTCACCGACCAGATAGGGCCGACCAGCGGTCACCGGACCACCCATTGCTCTCGGAGCGGCTGTAGTGCCGCCGAAAGCTGCTGCGATTGGCGCGATGATTGCTTGTCTGATTTGTATCCGAATAATATCAGCGATAATTGAGCGTGCCATATCTTTAAAGGCATCTTTGGCGCTCTTAGTCTGCATCACCACGCTGACCAGATTATCCTCTAGGCTTTGCAGACCACGCACGGCAACATTTTCAAGCTGCGTCTGTAAATCTGCGGCTTCCTCGGCTATTTTTTTCATACTCTCTGCAAAGCTACTTGCCTTGGGCGGACCTTCTTCGAGGGTTCCGACAAGCTCAGACAGTTGCCGATCTAGCTCTTCGGTGCTTGTGATCGTGATATCATTCGTTTTCGCTAGGTCTTCAAGCGCTGCGATATCTTTGTTCAGGCTAGGGAATAGCTTGTCTAGCTCTGTTTTAAGACCGGGGAACGTCTTGTCGAGTAAAACGGTCGCCTCTTTGACTGCGCTTTCGATGCCCTCGACCAGCTTGTCCAGCGTGCCGGTTAGCTGCGCGAATACAATCGCTGTGGCAAGCGTAGAGAGCGTCAGGACCTTCGACGTGGCAGAATATATGGTCGCTGCTTTACGGGCCGTCAGAAGCGCTCCAGCGAGCCGCAGGAACGCCACCGCTTGTCCGAGGATTGCTCTAGTAAATACGAACGCCGTGACCGCGATAAAGGATTTGCGTAGGAAATCCAGATTTCGCCGGACGATATCTGCGGCGTCTGCCACCGCACCGAATACCCTAGGGATCGCATTGACGCCGCTGGTAAGGAAACGCCCGATTGACTGCGCCACGCCATCGTTTTCTTTGGCAAGGCGGCTCAGCGTGCGCGAGAGATTGACCAGTGCCTCATTAAAGCCAGCCTCACCGATGGCCTTTTTGAACATGTCGAAGCTGTCGCCGAGATTGCTGAAAGCGCCGTTCAGCGTCTGCGATTGCTTCTCGATGGCCCCGGCGAACTCGGTCTCGCCAAGCGTCACAAGAAAATCAGAGATAGCCTTGCCGGATTTTGTGACCTCGGTCTCTACGCCCTTGAACGTGAAAACAACCTTATCGCCTTCCGACCGGGCCTTGATGCCGAACTCTTTAAGGCGCTCAAACTCTCCGACCGCTGCATCTGCCGCTGCCTCGACAAACTGGTCGAGCGTTTTGCCGGTGCCGGATGCGATGTTTCCGAAGGCGGTCAGCGCCTGAATGCTCGGATTGAGGCCGCGAGCGATCAGCTTGTTAAATCCGCTGACGACCTCGCGCAGTGCGAACGGCGTAGTCGCGGCAAATTGCTGGAGAATGCCGAAAGCCTCTGACGCCTTCTCGGTCGATCCCAAAAACGTCGATAGGCTGGCCTCTAGGCTCTGGAACTCGCGATTGGTCTCGATAGTGCCTTTGACCAGTAAGCCGAACCCTGTGGCCCCTGCAAGCGCCGCCACGGCCGTCTGTACAGAAAAGACCGCGTTCTTCACGCGGCCTAATCCGGCATTTATGGAACGAAAGGCACCGCCGGTCCGATCAATGGCCCCGATCCTGATTTTAAGATTTGGATTTGCCATCTTCTAAAATCCCAAAATAGGCGAACCATTCGTTGATCTCAGACAGTGTTAGCTCTTCAATTTCTGCCTGCGTCTTGTGTAAGCGATCCGCCAAGGCCATCACGTTAAGCCTAAACGGATCGGCCTTCAGTTTTTTTCCGCGTCCTCGACGCTTTCCATATCGCCAAACATCTCGGCGGCGATGGATGAAATCAGCGTCACCGGCTCATCCATCAAATGCGTCTTGTCGGCAAGAGTGAATAGACGATTGTTATCTGCGTCACCAGCTTTGAGGATTATTAAATCGACCATGCCGTCAATCGTCATATCATTCAGAAAATTCTTGTGCTTCTTCTGAATTTTATGCAGATCGCCAGCGGTCAGCGGGTAAACGTAGATTTGCAAAGGCGCGCCATCTTCGCCCCATTCTGGAACATCGATGACGCGCGTTTCCTGTTGCCGCCTTTCGGCGATCCTCGAACCAAGTGACATTAGGAAACAGTGCCTTCAGTCAGACCGCCAGTGATTTGCATGGTATA